TGGCGAATAGTCGACACAGAACAAACAGCGAGCCGTCCATCGCGGGCGGCTCTATTCACTTTGAGGTAATGAGATGCTTGAACTTGTGAAAATGGCTCTGCGAATCACGACAGATGCCTTCGACGATGAACTGAATATGCTGATTCAGGCGGCTTTCCTCGACCTGACAACGGCTGGAGTCGACCTTTTCACGGCGGCGACTTCCGACGACCTTGTGAAGATGGCTGTCTGTACTTACTGCAAGCTCAACTTCGGTGTCCCTGACGACGCGGACAGGCTCGCCAAGGCTTACGATATGCAGAAAGCACAGCTTTCCATGAACACAGGACACACGACTTGGGAGGTGTAATCCATGTTTGAAGGGATTGCAAAACTCAAGAAGGCGGTCGTCACTCAGGACGAAGCACTAAATGAAGTCACCACATACACGGAGCGCGATGTCTTTGTGAGACCGCGCTCTATTTATGCGAGCGAATTCTATCAAGCCGCGTCTGTGGGTCTGAAGCCTTCGCTGACCTTGGTGCTTTCTTCCTTCGCTGACTACGACGACGAAAAGCTCGTCGAGTACGATGGAAAAGAGTACACAGTCACAAGGGTCTTCCGCCGTCCTGATCGAGACGCTGTCGAACTGACACTCGAAGAGAGGGCGGTGAATGGTCTTGAGTAGAGCCGGATTCACAAAGGACGGACTGACTGTCTCGGCTGATGTCGCGAAACTGCTCGACGACTACACAGTCGAGATGAAGCGCGAGTCTATGAACATCTTCGACCAAGTAGCGAAGGAAGCCGTCCAGCGTCTGAAGCAGACATCGCCTGTCGGCAAAGGACGCGACGCGGGCGAGTACGCGAAAGGCTGGACAATCAAACGCACGAACGACAGACAGAAGGGACTCGCCACCATCACAGTTCACAACAAAACCAACTACCAATTGACTCATCTTCTCGAGTATGGGCATGACCTTCCGCAAGGCGGTCGCGCAAAAGCACAGCCTCACATCGAGAAGGTCGAGCAATGGAGTCAGCAAGAAGTCGTCAGGAGGCTCGAACAACTATGACAATCGCAGAACTTATGACAGCGATAGGACAGGCGATCGACGCTCCTGTCGCTTATTCACATTTTACAAGTGAACATCGTCCTCCGTATCTTGTGTATCTCGGCGATGGGCAGAATCAGTTTGACGCTGACGACACGCTCTACTGGAAGAGAAACACATATCGTATCGAATACTACTTCGACGCGAAGGACGAAAGCATCGAAAACAAAATCGAAGACCTTATCCTCTCGGCTGGATGGAAGTTTGACAAGTCAGGCGACACATACATCGAGGGAGAAGGCATCTCTGTAATCTACTACTACATTCAATAGGAGGTTAATCTTATGGCAGATAGAAACAAAGTCGAGTTCGGACTGTCCCAGCTCCACATCTGCACATATACAGTCGCGGCTGACAACACAGTCACGCTCGGCACTCCGTACCATCAGAAGGGCGCGGTGAGTCTCTCCGTAGAGGCTGAAAGTGATTCAAACGACTTCTATGCCGATAATGTGAAATACTGGAGCGGTTTCTCCGACAACGGCTTCAGCGGTAGCATCGAGGTCGCTAAATTCGACACCGACTTCAAAACTCAGTTCCTCGGCTATCAGACACTCACCGACGGCGGTGTCGCATCCATCAAAGGAGCGATCAAGCCTTCCGTCGCGATCATGTTCGAGGTAGCGGGTGATGCCGAAAATCGCAGATGCATCCTGTACAACTGCGCTCTCGGTGCAATCACTCGCGAGTTTAGCACCATCGAAGAGAACAAAGAGCCGGTCACCGAGTCGCTCGACATCACAGTCACAGGCGACAACGGCACAGGGATCACGATGGTCTCTTACAAGCCCGCTGACACAGGGTATGCGACTCTGTTCACGAATCCGCCTGTGCCGGAACTGTAACACAGAAACGAACGAAGGGAGGCTCTCGCGGTCTCCCTTTGTTTCTGTATATAGGCAAAAACGCGAGGTGTAATCCCTCGACCAACTCACTAAAAACCGCTTAAAACGAAAATTAGGCGGTCACAGAAAGGGAAAGAGATGGAAAAGACAATCAAAGCGGGAAAAAAGAGCTACAAGCTCACGAATAAAGTCAAATGGATGACTGTCTACAAAAACCAGTTCGGTCGCGACATCATGCCGATGCTCGTCCCTGTGGCTAATGCCTTCATGGAACTGGCTGTCAGCGTAATGAAGGCGACAGGCGGGAAGTCTCTCGACATGAGCAAGGCGGGCGAAGTCCTGAAAGACATCGACATCGCAGACATCCAGTCTTCTATGTATGCGCTTGCCGGACTCGAATTCACCGACCTTCTTCAAATCGCTTGGAGCATGGCGAAGACGCTGGACGAAGACACAGCCGACTTCGACACATGGGTCGACGAGTTTGTCGATGACTTCTTTCCAGTCGACGAGATCGCTCCAGCAATCGTCACAATAAACGCAAAAGCTCTCATGTCGTCAAAAAACTTCTCGAGGTTTCAGAGCATGGTCGGAGTTCTGAAGCCGAAGACGAACTCGACATCGACAGAATCCTAATCACAGGACAGAGTAATGGACTGTCATTCGATGCAATGATGGAGATGACCGTCGGCGGAATCGTCGACTATTGCATCGAAAACCAAAACCAAAGAATAAGAGCCGAAAAGGACGCGAAGAAGGGCGGGAAGACTCGCAAGGCTACGCAAGCCGACTGTGATGCGTTTTTCGGCTGATATTCGTCGATTTAAGACACTTTTACATGGAAAAGGTAAATCTCTATGGCTGGACAAATCAAAGGCATTACAATTGAGTTCCGCGGCGATACGACCAGTCTCGACAAGGCTCTTCGGAAAGTCAAAAGCGATACGAAGGATGTCGACAGGCAACTCAGCGCGGTCAACAAGTCGCTGAAATTCAATCCGAAAAATGTTGAGCTACTGGCACAGAAACAGGGACTGCTCCGAGAGAAGGTCACGCAGACGCAGAAAAGCCTCGAAGACCTGAAGAAGATTCAAGCTCAGATGGACGCAAGCGGAGTCTCCAAACAGTCCGCCGAGTATCAGCAAGTAAGACGCGAGATCATCGAGACCGAGTCGAAGCTGAAGCATTTTCAGGCGGAAGCGCAGAAACTCGCTAATGTGAAACTGACCGCTTTCAAAGCGCAACTCGACGAGATGTCGAACAAATTCAAGACGGCTGGAGACACGCTGACGAAATATGTCACGCTCCCGCTCGCCGCTCTTGGCTCTGCGTCGGCTGTCGCTTTCAATGGTGTTCAGGACTCGCTCAACATCGTCACAAAGCTCACAGGCGCGAGCGGTAAAGACCTTGAGGATATGCAGAACATCGTCAAGGATATGGCGACGCGAGTTCCGGCAGACTTCGACACGATCGCGACGGCAGTCGGCGAGGTCAACACTCGATTCGGTCTTACTGGCGACCAGCTCGACAAAGTCTCCGAGCAGTTTGTGAAATTCTCGCAGATAAACGGCATTGATGTGACTCAGGCGGTCGACACAGTACAAAAGTCCATGTCCAACTTTGGACTATCTGCTGACGACACAGCCTACGTCCTCGATGTGCTGACGAAGGTATCACAGAATACAGGCGTAAGCATCGACAGATTGACGAACGGTCTTATCTCAAACGGAACAGCCTTCCAAGAGATGGGACTCGACATCAATCAGAGCGCGACCTTGATGGGGATGCTCGAAAAGAGCGGTGTCAACATGGAGACCGCGACAAACGGCATGAGAAAAGCCTTGAAGAACGCGACAGCGGACGGCAAGGACATGAACACGGCTCTTATTGAGCTTCAGGAGGCCATCCTGAATGATACAGACGGCACGAAGGGACTCCAAGCGGCTTACGACCTTTTTGGCAAATCAGGCGACCAAGTCTATGGAGCAATCAAGGCGGGAACGCTCGACTTTGAAGCACTCGCGAACGCATCGACCGACGCGAGCGGTGCGCTCGACGGAACTTTCGACCAAACGATAACTCCCGCGATGCAGTTTCAGACGATACTCAACCAGTTAAAGCTCTTGGGTTACGATATTGCAAATAGCGTCCTTCCTGTCATCGAGCCGTTTATCCAAAAAATAGCGAACGGAATCGGCGCGATCGCTGAAAAATGGAACGCGCTTCCGCAAGACACTCAGCAGAGAATCGTTGCCGTCGGTGTGGCTCTCGCCGCCATCGGTCCGGCTCTGCTCATCATCAGCAAGCTCCTCGCTGGTCTTTCGGCTATCATTGGCTTCGTGACGACTGTTGTCGGCGGTCTTTCGACTGCTCTTACATTCCTGATGGCTAATCCTGTTGTCGCTATCATCGCGGGAATCGTTGCGGTCGTCGCGGCGATTACAATCCTGTGGAACAAGTCAGAAGGCTTCAGAAACTTCATCCTCGGAGTATGGGCGAACATCCAAAGCGTGTTTGGCTCGCTTGTCGCTTGGTTCGGTCAGAAGAAAGAAGAAATAGTCGGCTTCTTCCAAGGAATCCCGCAATTCTTCGGCAAGGTCTTCGGCGACGCTTGGGGAGCAATCACTCGCGCTTTTAGCGGTGTGGCGAGTTTCTTCAGCGGGATATGGAGGACTATAACAGGCGTTTTCACAACAATAGGCACAAGCATCGCGAACGCTATCAGCGGAGCGGTGAAGAGCGGGATCAACGGAGTCATCTCGTTGATTGAGAACACCATCAATAGCGCGATCGGTCTGATTAACGGCGCGATTGGCTTAATCAACAAAATCCCCGGCGTTAGCGTCAACAAGGTCAGCAGACTCTCGCTTCCTCGGCTGGCTAAAGGCGGCATCGTCGACAGCGCAACTATCGCGATGATTGGCGAAGGTCGTTCGGCTGAGGCGGTCATTCCGCTCGACGAACTTTGGAAACGCATGGACAAAATGACGGAATCCATCACAGGCGCGGGCGGTGGCTCGCCTATTGTGGTGAATGTCTACGGCGCGGAAGGGCAGAGCGTCGCATCGCTCGCTGAAGCCGTCCGCAATGTGCTTATTCAGGAAGAGAAACGGAGGCGACTCGCATGGCAGTAACAGGAGACCTTTTCAAAGGCTTCACTTTCGGCTCTATCAGCTCGAAAGACTATGATGTATATATCACACAGGAGTCGGCTTACGACGCTCCTCAGCGCGATGTGGAATTCATCGACATCGCTGGGAGAAACGGCGCGTATGTGCTCGACAAAGGTCGATTCCTGAATATCCAAGTTTCTTACAGATGCGGTCTCGTCGGTGTTCCCGCTGGTCAAACAACAGGCGAGTGGGAATTCAGGGAGAAAATAAGGCAGTTCAGAAACGCGCTCGCTTCTCAGGTGGGCTATAAGAGGCTGACAGACGATTATCATCCTACGAGGTTTAGAGAAGCACTCTTCGCGGACGGAATCAATGTCGAGATGGCTGACAGGCGAGCGGGCGAATTTACAGTAACATTCAATTGTAAGCCACAGCGATTCCTTACGGACGGCGAGCGAAGACGAGTGTTCTATCAAGGGTCAACTCAGAACACAAGGATAGTCAATCCGACACAGTTTGACTCATATCCGCTGATTGACTTTACTGCGTCGGCGGATGGGTCTTTCACAATCGGCGACTACACGATCAGCGTCGTCGATGCTCTTATAGGTCGTATCCCGCTCAGCATCTCGAAAACGAGCGAAACGATGCCAAACGGAAGATATGTCGACACTCTGATGATCAACAATACTTCGTCATACCAAACAGGCGACGCGATCACGCTCGACGGCTTCGACATCACAGCCGACTTCACAACGAGACTCGAAATCAGGTCGGCATATTTTACTGATGTGTCAGGACTCATCACATCAATCTCGAGGGCTGGCGGGTATCGGATCGTCGCGACTCTTCGTTCTGATACATTGTCACTCGTTGCCGGAACTTCGTCGACTGTCACGCTCACGGCAACGCTAAACGCATCGTATAGAGGAGGCGGTGCTGATTCGCTTGTCATGCCTGTCGTCGTTTCTTACGACGGAGATAGCACCATCACAATCACGGCGACAGTAGGTTACTTCATGTCAGGTAGCGAGGTGATTGTAAAAAACAAATCGAGCTACAGCGGTATAGTCGATTCTACTGTGAACACGCTCACAGAGACCATTTATCTCGACTGCGCGACAGGCAACGCCTATTCGATCATTGACGGCAATATCGTCAGCATGAACAA